TTACGATTGGCATATGGATTCACACGCAAAGCCATATAGTAATAATCTAATAAGAAAATTAAGTTTTACAATCTGTTTAAATGATGCATACAAAGGTGGCGAATTTGAAATTTGTATTCCACACCCTTACTACAATAAACATAAAAATTTTAGATTTCAAAAAGTATTTAAACAAGGAACTATTATAGTTTTTCCCTCACATATGTGGCATAAGGTATATCCTATTAAGTCAGGTATTAGAAAAGTTTTAGTTGGTTGGGTGTTAGGTAAACGTTTTGCATAATGACTACAACAAGATATTTAATCATAGATAAGAAGAATGAAATCTATTTAAAGATAGAGGCAGATGCTGATATTCGTAGAGAGTTAGGAGAATATTTTACGTTTGAAGTACCTGGTTATAAGTTTATGCCTCAATATAGAAACAGAGTGTGGGATGGTAAAATAAGATTATTCTCATATGCAACAGGACAGATATATGCTGGTCTATATCCCTATGTTTTAGATTGGTGTAATAAAAATGGTGTTCAAATTGTTGACGGAACAAAAATAAAAGACACAAAAGTAGATGATGAAAAACTAAATCAATTCATTAAGGCTTTAAAGGTTCCACTTGAAATAAGAGATTATCAAAAAGAAGCATTTAGATATTCAATTCAAAAAAATAGATGTTTACTTGTCTCGCCTACTGCATCTGGTAAATCACTTATTATATACTTGATGTTAATTTTTAATCTATTAAGACTTAAAGATACAAAACAAGATAAAATATTAATCATAGTTCCTACAACTTCTTTGGTAGAACAGTTGTTTAAAGACTTCAAAGATTATGGTTATAATAGTGATCGTAACGTACATAAAATATATCAAGGACACGATAAAGAAACAAGTAAAAGAGTTATTATATCTACTTGGCAATCAATATATAATTTACCTAAAAAATGGTTTAAAGATTTTGGTATGGTTATAGGTGACGAAGCTCATTTGTTTAAAGCTGTTTCTTTAACAAAGATATTAACAAAATTAGAAACTTGTAAATACAGAATTGGACTAACTGGTACCCTCGATGGTACAAAAACACATAAACTCGTATTAGAGGGTTTGTTTGGAGCTGTTAATAAAGTTGTATCTACAAGTGAGTTACAAGAACGAAAACAACTTGCTGATTTAAAGATTATATGTTTAGTATTACAACACGATCAGACTGCCCGTCATTTTTTAAAAGATAAGAGTTATCAGGAAGAAATGGATTACCTTGTTTCAAATACAAAACGTAATAAATATATAAGGAATCTTTGTCTTTCTTTACAAGGCAATTCTTTATGTTTATTTCAATACGTTGAAAAGCACGGTGAGATTCTTAAAGGATTAATAGAAGAAAAAGCACAAGACAAAAAAGTGTTTTTTGTTCACGGAGGTGTAGAGGCAGATGAAAGAGAAAACATCAGAGCAATCACAGAAAAGTCCGACAATGCTATCATCATTGCTTCGTATGGCACTTTTTCCACTGGTATTAATATTCGTAATCTTCACAATATTGTATTTGCTAGCCCTTCAAAAAGCCGTATTCGTAATCTTCAATCTATTGGTAGAGGCCTTCGTTTAAAAGACAATAATTCGTCTGCAACTTTATATGATATATCTGATGACATATCTCATAATGGAAAAGAAAATTATACATTACAGCACTTTAAAGAAAGAATAAATATATACAACGGCGAAGACTTTAATTATGAAATACACAACATAGAGCTAATCAATGCATCAAAACACTGAAACCGCTATCAAAATAATCAAACTAGTCAATGGAGATGATATAGTTTGTACACTTCCTAAAGAACAATTAGGAGAGAAGTCTCCCTTAATAAGATTAGATAGACCCTTACAAATCAAATATGTACCGCAGTTAACGCCTGCAGGTTTTAGAGATTATATTGCGTTGATTAAATGGACTGGTTATTCAACTGATCGAATCATAACTATTCCAAAAGATAAGATAATGACTATTACAAACGCAAGTAAAAATATGACAAGTAGTTATTTTAATATAGTAAAAGATTATGATAAAGACAATTTAAAAACGGTGGATGCCTCCGAGAAATACACTAAACAGAAATTGACCGATAAAGAAAATAAAAAGATAAATGAAATATTTGAAGATTATGGTGATTTTGATGATGATGATATTACTATACACTAGTCTCTAATATCCTTTATCATCGCTGGACAAGCTCAATTATACACATAATTTTTGAAAAGTCAATGTTGATTTGAATTTTATATGAAAAAAAAGAAGACTATTATATCAAAAAATATCACTAGTAATTACACCGCAATTATTCCCAAAAGACCCTCAATAGGTATTCTTATAAAAGTAGAAGACCTAAGTGATATGATAAAAAAATTTATATTTAAGGGCTTAAAACATTGACATTTTGAACAACTTATAGTATATTAATATTATGAATACAAAAACAAAAAAAGAACATTACGTAAATAACAAAGAGTTTCTGGAGGGTATGAAAGCATACAGGAAACGTTGTAGAGAGGCTAAACTTTCAGGTAAACAAAAACCACCTGTTGACGATTATTTAGGAAGTTGTTTTTTAAAAATTGCGAATCATTTATCGTATAGACCAAATTTTATTAACTATACTTTTAGAGATGATATGATTTCTGATGGTATAGAAAACTGCTTACAATACCTTGATAATTTTAATCCCTCAAAATCAAACAATCCTTTTGCATACTTTACACAAATTATTTACTACGCATTTGTAAGAAGAATACAAAAAGAAAAGAAACAAGTTACAATTAAACAAAAATTAATATTAGATAATAACTATGACGATATGGCCTTACAACCAAGTGATGAAGGCGGCGAGTTTACAAATCAATTTAGAGAATTTTTACAAAAGAATACAAGATTAGAAGAAACACCTAAAAAAACAAAACCTAAAAAGAAGTCTAAAAAGAAAAAATCTACAACTAGTATTTTTGCTTAGTTATGAAAATTGCTTTATTAAATGATACGCATTTTGGTGCGAGAAATGATAGTCCTGCTTTTTTAGAATACTTTATGAAGTTCTATGATGAGCAGTTTTTTCCTTATCTGGAAGAAAACAATATCAAAACACTTATTCATTTAGGTGATGTAACAGACAGAAGAAAGTTTATCAATTTCAAAAAAGCTCACGCATTTAGAAAAAAGTTTATGAAGCGTTTGTGGGAAATGAAAGTAGATACACATATCATTATTGGTAACCACGACACTTATTATAAAAATACAAATGAAGTAAACTCTGTTTCAGAATTATGTACTACCTATGATGGTGTAAACGAACCTTGGATTTATACTGGACCTAAAGAGGTTGAGATAGGCGGTTGTAATATGTTATTTTTACCTTGGATATGTGAAGACAATCTACAAGAATCATTATACGCAATAGACAACTCAACATCAGCTATTTGTATGGGGCATTTAGAGATTAAAGGTTTTGAAATGCAAAAAGGTATAATGAATGAACAAGGATTAGAAAGAGATCAATTTAAGAGATTTGAAAAAGTTATATCTGGTCACTTTCATAAAAAATCAGATGATGGTCACGTATATTATCTTGGCGCTCAATATGAAATGACTTGGTCTGATTATAAAGACCCAAAAGGATTTCATATCTTTGATACTGAAACAAGAGAGCTAGAAAGAATACCCAATCCTCGTAGAATACATAAAAAGTTAATTTACAATGATAAAGAAACCGATTATACAAATTTAGATTTAAGTCACTATGACAAATCTTTTTTAAAGGTATTTGTTACCAACAAAACAAACGAAGAAATGTTTAATAGATTGTTAGATAAATTACATAATAAAATTAATGCCTATGAAGTTATGGTCATAGAAGATTTAAACACCGATCTTGGCGCAAGTGTAAGAGAAGATATATTAGAACAAGGCGAAGACACACTTACATTCTTAGGAAATTATATAGACCAAGCAGACACTTCTTTAGAT